ACTATGACTAATGCACCGTCCGTACTGAACGGATTGTGCTTGATTTCCAACACGTTTAATGGTATACTTGCAGAGCAGACATTAAAAGATATCCAAATAAAAGGAGAATAACTATGAATATTCCTGAGTTTAAAGACATCGAAGATGTGCAAAAGTTTCTTCGCTATGGTGGTGACGAATGGTGCCGCCCAATGGTGGAGGAATACATGGAACTTATTGCCTTTGATGCAAGGCCAGAAGAAATTGATGTTGAAGAACTCAATGGGTGGCTAGAGCATGAACTTCTCTCTGTGCAAGAAGGTTACAGGGATTGGGGCAATGAACACTATTGAAGCAGTAGAGGAGACACTGGAAATACTAAGCCAACTTCAGTTGAATGGTAGAGTAACTATGACTAATGGCGACAAAGTGTCGCAGTGTATACAACAACTAGAACGAATCCGTTTTAACCTAAAGATGAAAGAGAACCAAAATGTTTAACCATGATGTACTTAACTTTAATGTGGAGAAGTTTTCTCTTGGTGCGTTCAACCTGAAAGCTATGAGCCTGTACAATATCTTGATATCGTGGAGAACCTTGAGCAAGCTATCAGTATGTCAGGTATTGATCTGGAGGGTGCTAAGTTTGAAACCAATGTGATTGGTCATGGTGAACAGCTAGAGCTTACTGCTAAGTTCTATGCAGAGTCCACAACCATAGATGGTAGGAACGATCTGGTCACACCTCAGTTTAAGTTCCGTACCAGCCACAACAGGACATGGGCTAACAACGGCATGATGGGATATTTCCGTGCCGCATGTTATAATACTCTGGTTGATGGTGACAAGCTGGCGTATGTGTATGGCCGTCACTCCAAGAACTTCTCTGTCCCTAGCTTTGCAAGTAAGATCAGGGCAGCATCAGACTATGTTGCTAACTCTGGGATGAATAAGATGCACCGCTGGTATCAGACGCCTGTTCATAGAGATCAGGCTATCAGTCTGTTCAGCAACACACTGGCAAAGCGTATGGACAACGTGACCAAAGCGCACAAACCTAACAAGGTTATGCTATCCAACCTGATGAAAACATTTGATGAGGAGAACCGTCACCTCATTGGGCGTGGTAACTATGAGAAGTATGGAGAACGCACGGAAGGTACGCTCTGGACTGCATATCAGGCTGCTACGGCATGGTCTACTCACGTACCAAAAGAGAACACCAGAGTTATCCGTGAAGACAGGGTGCGTAAAATGATGGACTCACCACATTGGAAAAGGTTGGAGATGGTATAGTGGTAAAGAAGCCTGACAGCAAGTACGACCCGACACAACATCGGATCAAGAAGCGTACATCAATAGGGGCGGGAAATCTATCCCGTCCCAACAACAAACACAAACGCCGTAACTGGAAAAAATATAGAGGACAAGGAAGGTAACTATGGATATACTTATAGCTTTACTAGACCTACTGTTATTAGGAGTACTGTAGTGTCTTATATTATTACACAGGCACAAGAAGATGTTATAGAAAGTGTAGACGATATTGATTTAATGATTGATGAAGAGGAAGAAAGCGTCTACATTTTTAAATCTTATGAAGAAGCTGCGGCATACCTTATGTGTCATGGTATAAAAGAATTATCTGGTGGATTTCCCTTTAATATAAGAATAGAGAGACTACAATGAAGATATTATATATACTACTAATAAGTATATTATATATAACACCCCTGAAAGCAGATGAACTGTCTTGTATGGCTGAAGCGGTGTACTTTGAAGCACGTTCTGAATCATTCGTAGCGCAACTTGCTGTGGCAAATGTTATTCTTGAACGTGTTTCTTCTGACAGGTATCCTAATAACATCTGTTCTGTGGTACATCAGAGCAAGAAATGGAAAGGAAAACCAATAAGAAACAAGTGTCAGTTTTCCTACTGGTGTGATGGTAAACCAGAAACTATAGCCAACGTAGATGCATACCAACAATCCGTTAGTGCTTCGGAGCTTGCCCTTCAGGGTGTACTTCTAGCACAGACTGACGGTGCTACACATTATCATGCAGCATATGTTGTCCCTTACTGGGCAACTGACGACAGCTTTATAACCCTAGGTCAGGTAGGGAACCATATCTTTTATGTTGACATACGACAGTAAAGAGAGTATAATATGGTAATATCAAACGAAATAAGTTTACTAAGAAGTCATGTAAATAAACTTAAAAATAGAGTGGAGGAGCTTGAAAAAATTATAGATAATTTAAGAATAGAACTTTCAAAAGAAAAACAAAGTAACTCTAAAACCCAATGGGTAGAATACGATGACAAAAGTTTACGACTTTGATTGGTACAGACTACAACGTGAAGATGTATTAAGAAAATCTTTGGGATACGACAAGGAATTATGGGAAGCAATGAGAGAATCAGGCTATGATGTTACTTCCCCAAAAGATAGAGATCAATTCTTCAAAGATTTAGAGGATTTAAGTTAATGAGTAGAAACCTATGGCAGAGAGAGCGGAAGGAGTTGTTCCGTTCTCTGGTGGGACAGTATAAGTCAGAGGGATACAACGATAAAGAAGCTAAACGTCTGGCTAGACTAGAGGCTGATGACATAATGACTGACAAAGAAAGTTTCGTTGAAACTATATGGGAGGAAGCCTTCGATGACGGTTGAACTGATTGATCATATGGGTAGTGATCTATCTGTTGTTAACGCAGCAAGAGTAAGTTTCAACAGGGAGAGTAAGAAGCTATCCAGTAGTGATACTGGTCTTATAAAATATCTGGCAAAGCATAATCATTGGACACCCTTTGGTCATGCCTCTGCACAGTTTAGGATTAAAGCTCCAATCTTTGTGGCACGGCAACTGATGAAGCATCAGGTGGGTCTAGTCTGGAATGAGGTAAGCCGTCGCTATGTCAAGACAGACCCAGAGTTTTGGAAGCCTGACTACTGGCGGCAGGGAGCAGAAGATGTTAAGCAAGGATCGCTCAGAAAAAAAGTGGCATCTCAAACTGTGATGGATCATATGTTTTCTGATGCAGAACGTCACTGCGCTGATGCTTATAAGGCCATGCTTGAATCAAACGTGTGTGCGGAACAGGCCAGAGCAATACTACCACAAAGTCTCTTGACAGAATGGTACTGGTCTGGTACACTTATGGCCTTCTCCAGAGTTGTTGCTCTACGAAGTGGCAACGACGCACAACTAGAGACTAGGAATATTGTTAAAGAAATAGGCACACATATGGAGGAGTTATTTCCCGAATCATGGAAAGCATTATGTGGAAGTTAGTATTAAAGAAGGAGTTTGGAAATGTGGTTGTTGAGAATTTTCGCACAAAGAAAGAAGCGGAAGAAGAATTACAAAACAGGGCCAACCTCACTAAGCATCTTACCGGACAATCTACAAGAGGAGTTTATGAAATCCAAAAAGGATAGAGACATGCAAGTTCTTATTGAAGTATACAAACCAAGTGAAAGGGGAGGAATCCAGACAGCGTTTAAAGCTGGATGGCGTGGCCTTGAAAGAGTTGACCAGATTGAAACACTTATATCATTAGAGAAGGAGTTAGCTGCACAGAGAAAAGAAATATCTTCTGAACTACATAAACACAGCAAAGGAAAGTGGTAATGCCCCCGGTTAAAACCCATCAATCCTGTCCCGATTGTGGTGGCACAACCTGTGTTACCGTCAACGATTGGGGAACCTACTGTCACAAATGTCATACCTCAACCCTTAACAAGGATATGAAAGATATGGAATCGGAACCTGTAAAGAAGGTGGTCCCTATGAATACACAGAACAAGACACAATACAAGTACTCGGATATCTCAGACAGGCGTATCAGTTTAGAAACATGTAAGAAGTATGATGTGACTGTTGTCAAGGACGGCAACATGATCACGCATCATCGGTACAATTACTATGACGAGAGCGGGAAACATGTTGGTAGCAAGTTTCGTCGCACCAACGACAAGGAGTTCTGGTCAGAGGGTGATCTCTCTGGCTGTGGTCTGTTTGGTCAGAACCTGTTCAATCAGGGTGGCAAGTTCATCACCATATGTGAGGGCGAACTGGATGCAATGAGTGCCTATGAACTGATGGGTTCAAAGTGGCCTTCTGTATCTCTCAAGAATGGGGCAGCATCAGCACTGAAGAACTGTAAGCAATCACTTCGTTACCTCAGTAAGTTCGATACTGTGGTGCTGTGCTTTGACAACGATGAACCGGGAAAGAATGCAGCGCAGGAAGTAGCCAAGCTGTTTGAACCTAACAAGTGTAAGATCGTGGACCTTGAACTGAAGGATGCCAATGAGTATCTCAAGACGGGTCAGAGGCAGAAGTTCACAGAGGCATGGTGGAACTCTCGCACCTATACACCAGCAGGTATCATCAACCTTGCCGACCTTGGTGCATCCCTCTATGACGAGACAGAGAACCAGACCTGCCCCTATCCTTGGGCTGGAATGAACGACAAGACCTATGGTATGCGTACCGGAGAGCTTGTCACGTTTACCAGTGGTGCTGGCATGGGCAAGTCCAGCATCATGCGTGAACTTATGTATCACATCATGCACAACACCGAGGACAACATTGGTGTGCTTGCTATGGAGGAGAACACCAAGCAGACTGCCTTCAACATTATGAGTGTTGAAGCCAATGCTAGGCTGTACATTCGTGAGATTCGAAAGGAGTACACGCAGGAACAGCTAGACGAGTATGAGAAGAAGACCATTGGCAGTGGCAGGTTCTTTGCCTTCGATCACTTTGGCAGCGTCAGCAACGATGAAATCCTTGATCGTATCAGGTACATGGCAAAGGGTCTGGACTGTAAGTGGGTCTTCCTAGATCATCTGTCCATCCTTGTCTCTGGTCAGGAGGACAACGGAGATGAACGCAAGTCCATTGACATTCTGATGACCAAGCTTCGCTCTCTTGTCGAGGAGACAGGCATTGCCCTGCTGCTGGTCAGCCATCTGCGTAGGCCATCAGGTGATAACGGACATGAGAATGGGCGTGAGGTTACGCTATCACATCTTCGTGGCTCTGCTTCCATTGCTCACCTGTCTGATGCAGTAGTTGCGCTGGAGCGTGATCAACAGGCAGACGATCCTATCGAAGCTAATACCACCACCATTCGTATTCTAAAGAACAGGTACACTGGAGATACTGGCGTGGCCTGTTACCTGCACTATGATGGACAGACCGGACGTATGACACAGATTGGAAACCCCTTCTTGGAGAATGACAATGAAGAAAACTAATGAAATAGCAGAGTCACCTAATTTGGAACCCCTTTGGAATGGACACAACGAAGACTATGGATTTAAAGAAGAGTCTTATGTGTTAACAATGACATTAACAGGTGAAGTTATGGGTACAGGAATAACGGAAGAACACGTTCTTTCTAAAATACAGAAAATGTTTTATTCTCAGTTAGGAGCAAGTGAGATAATTAACTTGTTTGTTAAGGTTAATGAGGGTGATATAGGTATTTCTTTTAAAGCAAAGCATTTTCCTCGTGAGGATTGGATGGATGATGAATACAAGTGATGGACCCTCTGATAAATATGTTGATCAGTATATTAAATCTTTGAAGAGAAGTTATAAATATCAGAAGCTAGAGAAAGGCAAAAGAAAAATGCAGAGCAAGAGAAAGCAATTCGATAAAGCCCTCTATGATGTAGCCGACAAGGCTGCTAAAGATGCTATGGTTAGTTGGCTGAAAGAGAACGATCACACTAACATCAACACAAACGAAACCACTTACTTCGATATTGTTAGCACAGTAGCACCCGATCTACCTCGCCACCTCTATGAGGTAGAGGTAAAGTATTCTTGGCGAACACCGTGGCCTGACTCATGGGGGGAGATACGAATACCGTATCGAAAGAAGAGAC